ATTGATTACCAAGTTTAAGATTTTTAATTTGCCTTAATTCAATTGCATCTTCTAAATCAATTCCTCCTGTTTGTAAAGCAACTTGAATATTTTGTTCAAATTGAGCTTGCTCTTCTTCTTCTGGCTCTAGTTCTAAATAAATGCCAAAGTCATGCAATTCTAAATTTTTCAATTCTTCCAAAGTTTGTACATTAAATACAGATATACTTTGTGTTAAAGAATTTGCTGTTAATGGGAATGCTAAAGCATCTGCAACTCGTTTAGATATATTCTCACATATTCTCAATGTTAAGAATAAACTTCCGTCTAATATATGCTTTGTCGCGGTGTTTGATGAAGCGGCTGCCATTTTTTGTATACCTACAAGCATATCTCTGTTTGGTACACTTCCATCTCTTGCCTCATTTAATCCGGTAACATCTCTTATCATTTGTAAATAATATTGATAAGTAGCAATTAATGATTGTATTTTTGCATTACCTGCCGATGTTTGTAATTCCTGAATAGGTACTTTACCTGGGTTCATCCCGCCATCTTGGGTCATTGATCTACCAACAATGCTACCTGTTTGGAAATACATATTCAACGCTTCCGCTGGATTATAATTTGTTCCGTTACCAAGATCAACTTCCGCTAATCCATCAACATCTACAAATACTCCATCAGGAACCATCTTAGATAATACTTGTTGTAGTTTTAAATGTGTTAATTGGATCATATCAGCAAATGTAGTAATTCTACTTACTAATGATTCAATTCTACCGCGGTACATTCTAGGAGCGGTAATAGCGTAATTCATTTCTACCTTAGTTGTATCAGCAGCCGGCCTAGTCATGTTTTCAGCTAATCTCCAATCAAGCATTTTATTATGGCCTAATATCTTTGCTCCGCTGTATAATACTTCAATACTTCTTGACACTACATCAAAATTATCGCTTGGTGGTGGCGCAAAAAAGTCTGTTTTTATTAAAGCTTTTTCTAATCCTTGATCTGTTTGTTTAATTTTAAATACTTGGTTAGAATACGTTTTATATTCGAAATATAATACTTGAACAATGTTTCCGTCCTGATAGCCTCCATTATAATTTCGTACATAACTTGTATTCCCTTGATACTTTTCTATTTCCTTCATATCCTCGTATGTTAACTCAGGATATTGCATTTTTAACTCTTCTAAGCTTACAGATTTTACTTCTCCAACATAATATATATCTTCAAAATTCGGATCCTCTGTGTAAGAATAAACTAGATTAGCAGGATCAACATAGTCAATAACTATATCACTTGCTTTGTTCCAACTTGTTTTTGCAGCGGCAATGCCTATTACTGTTAAGTCGTAATTTAATCTTTTGTTTATTAAATCGTATTTATTATTCTTTAAGAAGTTATTGATTACTTCTTCCTCTGCAATTTCAACAGCTTGCTTATAATTTAGTTGTAAGTGTAATTCTAATTCATCTTGATCTGTAGGTAAGCTATTTGGATCCGGTGTATTATATAAATTTATACCAAGCTCGCTATTCATTTTATCTAAAAACTTCTTAGCCATCATGTCCCTAAGCAAACTTTGCGTATACTTAGTTTTCTTTTGTACTGAAAATGGGTCTTGAGCAACAGCTTTTAATTCATAACTTTTACTAGATATACCATTAACAACAATATCAACAAATTTAGATATAACCGGTATTGGCTTCCAATCTAAGTTCAAATAAGACAAATCTCCATTAATAGATAATTCATCTTTGTATTTTTGCACTGGTTGTTCACCTCTTGCATATAATCTTAAATTATGATATTTTTGCCAAGTAGTTCCCCATCTTCCGCCTGGCATTCCGCCTCCGCTTAATCCGCCAATACTACCTGCTCCACCATTACTATTGAACCATTCGTACTCAATTGCTTGAGCTACCTGTCTACCATACTCTAAACTTTGTTTTTCTTCATCCGGTACAACCTGACTTGGAAAAGTACTATTACTATTAGTATAAACCATTTATTGTATTATTTGTGAATTTTCTCCACTATTATTATATCTCTTAAATCCTAATTCAAATTTAGGTTTTTCATAAGGAGTTGAAGGCGTATACATATGCTTATTACATGCCATTATAGCCAATCCAGAACTTATGGAAGCATCATGCTTCGTCCTATTATTTATATTAAATCTTGCCCAGTCTTCTAATGTTTTTTGGAAGTACATGTTACCATATGATCCATTTGTAAAACCAATATTATTTTCAATATAAGTTTCTATAGCAGATGCGTGAGCTTGCATTATATCTTGTGATGAGTTTGGTATTCCGCCAATTTCTTTTTCTGCTGGTGATAATTTATTCCAAACTTTATCAGGCCTATTGATTGAATAGCCTCTATATCCTCTTCTTTTTAAATAATAAAGTAATCTTGGTTTATTATTTTCTGCAAGTATTGGCATTCCGTAAAAAACTAAAGCCATTAATACTTCTTCAAAAAATATCTCCGCCGTTTGAGGTCTTGCAACATATTCTAAAAAGAATTGATTTGGCGGCACGTCTTCCATTGAAAACTTAGTTAAACCGTGAAGTGCACCATTTGATCCTCTGCTTGCATCCACTGTTCCTGATATATCATAACTATCACAGCCAAATGCGCCGCAGTGTTCATTACCTGGGTACTTTAGTCCATTCTTTATTATTACACGATTTTGAAGATGTTTAGGTGGTACCCAAGAAATTAAAAATCTACCATCTTTATTTGGATAAAAATCTACAGTAGTATCTTGTATACCGTTAGCCCATTGGAAGCTACCTCTTGTTAATACATTTGAGTTTCTTAGATCATCGTTATAATCTATTTGCTCGTATATTCTAGTAAGATTAAATAATGATTGTTTTGCTTCATCTCTAAAAGCGTGTTGTTCTGTTCTTGGAAATTGACGGTAGTATTCATTTAATCCGTCTTGATCGCTTTTTAAACCATCAACTTCGTTTTGCCAATGTTCAATAACTCCATACTCTATTTCGTTTCCGTCAACACCTTTGATTGGTTTTTTCGGAGTGTCGAAGACAGGTATGCCATAAGTATCAATGAATCCCTCGTACGACCATTCCATAGGTATGAACAAACTATATAATCCTGAGCTAGTCTGGCCATTGCGGTTTCTTTTTGTAACATCTGAATCGTAGTAAAGTTTCTTAAAATTATCTCCTCCTTTATCTAAAGCGTTTGAGGTTGAACCCATCATACACTTACCAATAATACGACTACCTAATCGTAAACATGTTTTTGTAACACGCCAGTTGTTTAATATATTATCAGGTCTTAGCCATTTACCACTTTCATCATGTACAAGAAGTTTTAATTTCTCCCCATCATAGGAGTTATCTCCTGTATTCTTCCAGTCAATTGTTGTGTCTAATCCGTCAAGTTCTTCTGGAGCGTCGCTATTATCTAATTTTCTTCTTGTAAATTTAGAAGCTGGCACTCTATATGCTAACTCTGTTTTAGGTCTATCCATACCATCTTGGATAGGTTTAAAAAAGAAAGGATAATTTAATGATATAGGAACAACTTTGTCGGTAAACATTGTTTTAGCGTCACCTCCTGATTTAGATAATATACCAAATCTTGAATCGCTTGATATTGTTGCTTGGTTAACCAATTCTGCTGAAGACATAAATGAAAATCCAGAACGTCTATTTTTTAAATAACACATTCCATAACACCTTGGATCTGCTTTGCAAGCTTCCCAAAATATGAAGAACAATCTATTTGACTCTCTAAAATCTGGCGCTCCAACATCTATCTTGCTCCATTGCAAGTACATATAATGTGTACCGGTTATGTAAGTTGGTGTTCCATTGTTATTAAAAAATGCCCCTTCATCTCTTCTTTTAAATTCCGCGTCTACGTAATCGTACCAGCGTTCTCTAAAGTGATCAGGATACTTATTCCAATCAAATACATTTTTTATTTTTTCAAGTTCTTTTGGGTAGTCTATCTTTTCCCAATATTGCTCTTCTTTTTTATTAGATCTTGAATAAGAATCTTCAACTAATGGCAAAGCAACTTTTAAGTTTTGTATTTCGTATATTTCTCCAATCTTACCGGTTTTACTTATAACAATGACATCATGTTCTTTGTTATAGCCATACTTCCATTTGTTATACCTGTTTTGTTGTTTAATTACCGATGCTTTTATATGGTCCGGGATTATCCTAAATAAATTTTGTTCGTACATTATCTAGATCTCCCTTCTGCAAATCCTTTAAATACTTTTTGAGTATTGTCTTTTGCGTTTTCTTCATCGGATATTATACGCTCTTCAAGTTCTATTCTTGTAAGTATTTCAAAAGCATCAAATATAGCTAGCTTTTTTGTAGCCGCGGCATTCTTTAATTTGTCT